GCCGACATAGGCAATTCAGACCTACCGGGCGCAGTCATCCCGCGAACCCAAGAGGGTGTCACCGGCACGTCCACTCCCCTTCGCTTCCCGGCCGAGATCGAGCGCTACTTTACCATCATCAAGTTCGTGCAGTACAAGCGCAAGAACCCGAAGGTGGGTGCCATCCGGGTCAACCAGGCCGACATCGTTCTCCCTCTCCCCCAGAACCTGCGTGAGTTCTATGCGGTCACCTACGGGGACGTCGAGTTCGACAAGCTGGGTGGAGTCACCGACTCCACGGAAAAGCTCATCAACGAGTACCTCGATAAGGGCATGACCACCGAGGTCCTAGACGGTGCGATCGACGCATCAATCGGCTTCGGTGAGGCCATGGCCCGTCGAACGGCCAACTTCTTCAGCGACGACGCCGGTGCCCTCATCGATCGTGTACAGGGCAACATCGTCAACCCGCACATCACCGCAGTCTTCAGGGGTGTCGGACTGCGTGAGCACAGCTTCACGTGGAGACTCTCCGCCAAGACCGCCGAGGAGTCTCGCACACTCAGGGCCATCATCAACTACGTCCGTGACCACATGCACCCGCTGAAGAGGGGTGACTTCCTGCTCGACTTCCCGGACGAGGTCTACGTATCTTTCTTTGCCGAGAATAAGCCGTTCCTATACCCCATGTTCAAGAGCGTCATCACGTCCATCGACGTCCCGTCATCCACCGACGGCACCAACGCATTCTTCAGGGGCACCGATGAACCCGTGGTGATCGACCTCACCATCCAGTTCAAGGAGGTGGAGGCCGTCACACGTGAGGACTTCCAGGCCAACACCTCAGCCAACTCCACAATCGCAGGAACCGGATCCCCCGCAGTAGAAGTCCGGCCTAACTCCGCTGGCACGGGAGTCCGATAAGTGAGCGCATTCTTCAGAAACTTCCCGCAGATCAGCTACAACGGCAAGACCACCCGCAACATCATCCTGCGCAGCGGCATCGCAAAGGGTGTGGTCGAAAAGTACGGTGTGTTCTACCCCTACACCGTCCGCATGAACGATCGAATCGACACCATCGCATTCAACTACTACGGGGACTCCAACTACTTCTGGCTCATCTGCCTCGCCAACGACATCATGGACCCCTACAACGACTGGCCCCTCGACGACCAGAACTTCCTCGAGTACATCATCAGCAAGTACGGCAGCTACGAATACGCACAGTCCACCGTACACCACTGGAAGTCGGCGGACGTCAGTCACTGGATGAGCCCCGAAACCCACGCATATCTGGATCCCGCAGAGAAAGTCGGCTTCACAGTATCCGTCAGCGTCTGGGACTGGGAGCACACCCTCAACGAAGAGAAGAAGAGCATTCGCCTCCTCAGCCGCAAGTACGCACCCCAAGCCATGCGGGAGCTGCAGACGGTGTTCGACGGTGACAGAAGCTAATGGTTGACCTGAACACGACCAGGGCCGACGGCGACTCGGGTTACGCCCATGTGGTCGAAGTCGAGAAGCTCACGCTGCAGAACCACGCCCAGCAGAACGTGGACCTGCGCATGGTCTTCACTGAGTTCCAAGTCACCACTTCGATCTTCAGTCCAGCGATCACCGGCAGCGTCCTCCTCTACGACACCCACGCACTCATCAATCGGTTTCCCATCGTCGGCGAGGAGGCCCTCCACGTCGAGTACAAGACGCCGGGCAACCTCAGCAAGAAAAACGTCTTCAGGGTCTACAAGGTCTCGGGCGAGCAGCCGGATCCAAAGGGAGCCGCAAGCTCCTACCGACTCCACTTCTGCTCCCCGGAGCTCCTCACCGACGCAGTCGTCAGGGTCCAAAAAAGCTTCCGCGGCACGGACGATTCATCAGCGATCGTCGGCGAAATACTCCGGGACGAGCTCAAGTCCGGAAAAAACTACAACGGGACCCCCATGCAGGATCCCGCGAAAGTTCTGGTAATCCCCAACTACAACCCGTTCGAGGCGATCGACATGCTGATCCGCCGGGGCTACACCTCCGCGTCCTCATCCAACTACTATTTTTTCTTCGAGCGCATGGACGGCTACTGGCTCCGAACAATCGACGAGCTCGCAGGATCCCACATCAACCGCAGGCAGCGTGAAGCGGGGGTCACAGACCCCTCCACCAGCCCCGATCCGGCTATTCAAGCACTCGAGACGTGGTACGTCTACGCCTCGGACAAGTACCAGATGGACTCCACCAGGGGCAAGGACATCCGCAGAATCAATGCAGTGGACCTGCGCCAGAGATTCGACAGCCTCCAGAAAATTCGGGAGGGTCTCTACGAGTCCGAAGTGGTGCAAATCTCTCTCGTGGAGAAAACCCTCACACCGCACGTCTACCAGTTCAATGCCGACGGTAAGCAGTTCCTCGGGGGCACGCCGGATCCCGCGCAGTTTTCCGATCGAAAAGGAGGCTCTGGAATAGCCCCGCTGAACACCGCGTCCTTCATCACTGAATACAGCACCGGGCAGTCCGGATTCGCCGGTGCGCAGGCATCAAAGGTATTCTATCGCCTCAAGGACCCCGAGGAGAAGGACGGCGTGATCAAGAAGTCCCACGGCCTCTACAACGGTGCGCGAGTCGGCCTGAACCAAATCCAGATCAGCATCACGGTCCCCGGCGACACGATGGTCGATGCGGGGGACGTTGTCCACCTCGTGGTGCCGCAGTTCGAGTCCGTCACGGGCAAAGCGGTCGAGGACAAGTTCCTGTACGGCGCATTCGTCATCGGCACGCTGCGGGACTCGATACTCACCCCGGACAAGCACGTGATGGTGCTCGACCTGTTCCGCGACGGGTACTGGAAGCCGATCAGCGTCTCCGAGATGGAAGAGACCAGGGAGACTGAAAGCTAATGCTCGAGAAGGAAACACTCAGCGCCACCCGCTCCAACGACATCATGCCGTTCATCGGCGTCGTCGAGAACACGTCGGATCCGCTCCAGATCGGGCGGGTTCAGGTTCGCGCCATCAGCATCCACCCGGAGCAGAACGACGGCGCGGTGCCGACTGCGGATTTGCCCTGGGCGTATGTCATGATGCCGACGACTTCGGCGGGAACCTCGGGAATTGGGTCTACCCACGGGTTGATAGACGGGTCGTGGGTGTTCGGCTGGTTCATGGACGGTCGCGACGCCCAGCAGCCGTTCGTTGTGGGTACATTCGTCGGTGCTCCGGGCATGACCTCCCTGCAGTCGACCTACGTGGACGCTAAACTGAGCGTTGCTTCTGCAGCGCCGGGTGGACTGGGTGGTGCGTTCCAGACGATGCTGGCTTCCGCGGCTGGGGGCTTGGGTCCTGCGGGTAAATTTGGATCCAGCATCGGATCCTTGCTTGGCTTGGGCAACCTGCTGAAGAACGATGATGCGGTGAAGACTCTGACGTCGATGGCTGGCATCGGTAGCTCCAACGCTCAGACCATCCCGCCGCTGGCTGCAGTGATGGACAAGATCACGTCATCGAAGCGCTTGGGTACGCTCCTTTCGGGCACTGCTGTCGCCGGTCCTACGACGGGCCTCGGTGCTGCGGCAATCGGTCAACTCAGCGATACGATCGGCGGCATCCTGCAGGCTGGCGGTGCATCGGGCTTCTCTTCAGGTAGTTCCAATCCCCTTTCGTCATCGGCTCTGGGAACGACGGCCCGTGCAGGTGAAGAAGTAACGGGGGAGAACCTCACGGTCGCGGCCCAGGTTGACTACGACCTGCTGGCTGCGAGTGCTCCCTCTACTACGGGTATGATGACGGTTCATTCATCAGGAACACCCAAGCACGCCCGCTTCTCACTTGAACCGAGTCTTCGTGAGGGGAAGTCAGGCTACCACCTCGCGATCGACCAGACCGGCCAGATCCTGAAGCTGAAGGAGATGAGCTCCCAGGGACAGCACTCCCCGGGCATGGATTCTGTAACGGCCGGCGGGCAGGCCATGGGGAACATCGGCATCCTGCTGGTGGGAGGCTATCCGACGTCGGGAGACCCAAGGAGCGCTGGGTTAAGCGCAAGGTTCTTCTCGGTGCAGCTCGAGGTGCTCGACAAGCTGGTCGACGCCTTCATCAAGAAGTTCCCGAAGATGGTGATCGCAGGGGGCAATGAGATCGGGCAGACTTCGTCACCGGGCTTCAATGCGTCCGACTGGGCTTCAATCAAGTACCCGAACAACGTCAACACGACCCGGGGAGGCGAGAAGAAGATCAACGGGCTGTCCTCGTCGACTGTCGGTGCCGCAACGAAGGGTGCCGTACCAGTCACCGGCTCATCCGCTGGAACGGCTGATGAACCCATTGCCTCCGAGCCGGGTGTCCTCACGGGCAACAAGAAGGGCTTCATGGGCGGTCCTCCGCACCCACTTCCCTCATACGCAGCCAAGAAGCAGTCGGACGTGCCGGCCTTCTCGAGAGTCAACGCCCTGACGACCGGTCGCGGCACCTCATCATCGGGAGCCGGTTCGGGTGGCCCGGAGCAGCAGTATCTCGCCAAGATCGAGGACCCGTCGATGTACGCCTTCAAGGAGGCAAGGAGAGCGGACACCCTCAATGCCCGAGCCCAGCACACCCAGTGGCAGGTTCCAAAGTATCCCCACGGAGGTGAGTACGGTCAGGCCCACACGGTTCGGTCAACGGAGGGCGGTCACCACATCCTGCTGGACGACACGTCCGGTCGCCAGAAGGTGGAGATCATGTCGGCTTCGGGCAGCATGATTCAGATCCACGCCGACGGTTCGGGCATCTTCTACATGAAGGGCGACACCTACGATCTGACGATCGGTAAGCGCAAGGTGGGCATCAACGGCGACTACGACCTCACCGTGGGCGGCAACATGAAGGTGTCCGTCCAGGGCGACCTGCAATACGACGTCACCGGCAAGATCCTTTTCAACGGCGCCTCCGACATGGTGGAGCTCATCCGGGGCAACAGGAACACGATCACTGAGGGTTCACACCTCTTCCAGGCCAAGAAGAACGCGACCCACCGAGTCGCCAAGGACATGGACTTCCAGGTGGGTGGAAAGAAGAGCGAGCGGGTCAGGGGAGACAGCCACGACTCCATCGACGGCAACATGGCGAGAACAATTCGTGGCGAGGACAACAGCTACGTCCAGGGCAACAAGTCTTCACTCGTGATGGGAACTCAGTCGAGTCACGCCGCCCAGATGATCAACCAGTCTCAGAACGAGATGCTCAGCGTAGCGGGAGGCAACTTCATCGCCTCGGCCAAGGGTAAGGCTACGATGGCCGGCGAGGGTGACGTCATCATGTCGACTTCGGGCTCCTTCCAGATCAAGGGCTCCGGCGTCAAGATCGAATCGACTGCGGCTCTCGACATCAGGTCGGCCGGCGTCATGAAGGTCGGCCCTGCTTCAACGCTCCACCTGTACAGCTCGGGCACCATCTATACGACGACACCGATGACCAACGGGGCTGAGGCTGCGGGCTCGGCTTCTTCAGCAACCCCAGCGATCGTAGAGGCACCTCCTGCCCAGCTCACCCGTGAGTCCAACCCGGCTTCATCAGACTCCAACCTCAACGCCGAGCAGGTGACCCAGGGATCCGGCGACGCCGCTGAGGGTGAGTCCACCGAGCAACCGACGGGTCAGAGCAGTTCATCCACGCCGGCAGCATCCACTCCGCCTGGTTCACAGAGCGCCTTCCAAGAGGTGGGTGCGACCGGTATTGCGTCGCCTTCGACCTTGGGCAACCGTAAGGGAAGAGCCTGCGAGATCGCCAACAAGATCGTTCAGCGCGGTTGGTCGAAGGAGGGTGCCGCTTCAATGACCGGCCACATGATACAGGAGTCGAGTCTCGCCCCGACGGCTTTCAACCCCAACGACGTTGGGCAGCCGGCCGGCGGACTCATGGCTTGGAGGGGAAGTCGTTTGGTAGGCCTGAAGAACTTCGCTCTCCAGAGGGGCCAGGACGTGAACTCGGTCGATCTCCAGCTCGACTACATGGACTATGAGGCCCGCAACACCCACAAGGGAATGGGAGGCGCTGGGTTGATCGCCGGTGGTGACATTGCGCAACAGATCAAGGACGGCGCCAACTTTGAACGGTTCAGGCTCTGGCAGAATGAGTACGTCGGTGGTGAATGGCACAATCGGGCTGGTGACGCTCTGGCAGTCTACAACGAGTGCTTCGGCAACGACGTCAAGAGCGTCGGCGGCATCGCCCCTTCGAACATTGAGGCCTACAAGGGCGGGTCTGCCGACAACGGCGGCGGGGGTGGCGGAGGAGGCGGTTGGGGTGGAACTCCTTCAGGCGACGACTATTCAACCGGTACAGGCACGTCCATCGCCCCTGCAAAGGGCATCAACCCGCCGGCCGCGACCATCCACTCCACTGCGGGCGGAATCGACTACTCAATGAAGCTCTCACCGAACTTCACTCTGGGTCAGCTCACACCGACGTCCAAGTTCAGGGCCGGCCCGAACGAGACCGGTCGCGGAACGATCAGCTCCGACGAGATCGTTCGCAACCTCTCGGGCTGCGCAATGAACGTCCTCGAACCCATCCTTGCCCACTTCGGCAACGTCTACGTGAACTCCGGCTATCGCTCCAAGGCCTACAACAGGCAGTGCGGTGGGGCCCAGAACTCGGACCACATGGTGGGTCAGGCGACCGACATCATGGTGACTGGTGCGACACCCCGTCAGGTCGCCGACTGGATCGAGCGCAACCTGCCGAACATCGCGGGTCTCGGTCGCTACCGCGGGTTCACCCACATCTCGTTCAAGCTCTCCGGCAACGGCGGCTACATCCGTAAGTGGGGAAGGAATTAACTTGTATAAATACATCTAGAAACACCAACAGGAAGGCAGGTGAAATTGAAAATGACGACAGTGGACCTTAATGACGTAGGCAGAGCTTGTGTATTTGTGGACCCGAGAGGCAAGAGATACCCTGCCTTGATCACCGCAGTACACGGTAAGCAGTGCATCAATCTGGTTTACGTAAACGATGCTGATGGCCAGAAAGACAGCTATGGCCAGAAAGTCATGCGAAATTCGTCTTGCATGCACGGCAACGTACAGCAAGCTCACGGAAATTACTGGCTTTTGCCAGGAGAAGTCCGTGAAGCACAAGAGTTCCCTGACACGTTCTCAGTAGTGTCAGAGTAAATAAGATGGACCGGAAGGGCGACCCTAAAGCGACCTCTGAAAGTTCAGTTTCAATTGGCTTCATATACATCTGGTACGATAGAAAACACAAGCGCTTCTATGTTGGTTCTCACTGGGGTTCTGAAGACGACGGCTACATCTGCTCCTCCACGTGGATGAAACAGGCGTATAAGAAAAGGCCCGAAGACTTTAAGAGGCGCATCCTTGAGCGTTATGATGATAGAGCTAGTGGCAATGATCTCGAACACCGATGGCTGCAGATGATAAAGCCAGAAGAGCTTAAGGGGAAGCGCTACTATAACCTTCGCAACACCCGCTTTGGACACTGGTCTCTCGAGAAGGACTCACGTCTTACTGTCGGCCAGAAGATAACTCAAGCTCGGCTAAATATGTCGGAAGAGAAGCGTAGCAGCTATAGAGGACGTAACATGAAACAATACGTCACGGACTCTATGAGAGAGAAGTGTAGGATCGCTCGTTCTAAGCAAATTATTACTGAAGAGCACAAGAAGAAGATCAGCGCTGGCAATAAGGGTAAAGTACGTACATCTGAGATGAGAGCTAGAACAAGTGCACTGTCCAAGGGACGTAGGCACTCTGAGGAGACAAAGATGAAGATGCGTCAATCGCACCTTGCTAGAAGGAATGCCGGTGTCAGTTAACAAGCTGTTCCTCCCTGCGGGCTCCACCGCGTTCGAAAAGACTGTTAAGCTGGCTTCGGGCGAGTTCGTGCCCAAGTACGCCTTCGTTGCAGTTCCCATCGCCGGTACGGTCAAGTCAAAGGACAAGTCGTCCCGGGATGCGTCACCGATCTATGTGGACGCCGTCACTGGTAAGCTTACTCGTGAGAACAAGCAGGCCCGTGTGACGTCGTCTGGTGCCGCCCAGGACTCCACCAACTACGACTTCAGCTACTTCTCACGAACGATAGACGTGAGAAAACTGATGACCCACCTCGAGAACGCTCTTCCCGTTCCCGTGACTGGAAGCGACGACCTCGAGTCGGATCCCGGCTACTTTACCGCTCTTCGGGGAGCCCCAGGGAACGACACAATCCCGACGCTCACTTCCGTTCCCCTGCCCGACGACGTCATCGGTGACTCCATCACGTTCGCCTCCCTCACCGTCGCGGACCGAGTTCCCCAGACGCTCGCCGACACCAAGGGCGTCACCAAGCTAACCATCGCTCGGAACCTCGAGTGGCTCGCCGTGAACGTCCTCGATCGGTTCAACGACCCGAACCCCAACATCGACGGGAACACGCCGGGCTATTCGAATCGAAGCGTTCCCTTCTCCATCCTGTCGGGCTGGCACTCTGAGACGGCCGCGTCTGTCTACCCGGCGGCCCACCGGGGCGTCGTCATACGGGTGGAGCCCTTCGGTTCCTCCGCACAGATCTACCAGAAGGCCGTGGATCTCGCACTCAAGCTCAACTTCGAGGAGATTTCCCTTGACTACTACTCGGACTCGCCAACCGTCATCACTGTCACTGGAAGTTATGGCGGCAACGGGGGACGTAGAATCAATACGCGTTTTGACGACGTCCTCTCCCACCCGGGGCGCCTCGTTCACGTCGTCAAGTCCGACGACGTTCTCGCCGACATCGCCGACCAGCTCGCCGGCTCGTTCTCGGGGGCCGACCTCTTCCTTGACCCCGACGACGACTACAGCGCCCTCGCCGACACCATCCGTGCGAACCCCGCCCTCTTCGGTGGAATCTCACAGTCCCTCGAGCTACTCAGATCACTTGGGTTCGCCTCCAATCCTTTTCTATCTGGGGGTGCGGGAGCATCGCCCATCGCTGGTACTGGCGGATCTCTCACGCCTACGTCGCTGGCTAGCATCGCTCAGAGCATAGTCTGTCCCCAGACGACCCAGGAGGACGACAACCTGTTCCCGACTGCGTCACACAGCAATATGCGCGGCCTCTCGGATCTCACCCAGCTGGACGACAAGTCCACCCAGAACGCTCAGCAGTTCTCGCTGCGTACCAACAACCCGCTGAAGGTGAAGAAGATCGCCGGTGTAACTGACTTGGTCACCCGCTTCGGCTACCTCGGGGAGTCCGAGGGCATCGCCGTCTACCGCGACCACATCGGGGGTGCGGCCGCTGGGTTGAACTACCTGATGTCCCAGGGTTCGGGTATGACGATGGGAAAGGCGGCGCAGTCTCTATTCGGTGACGCCCTCTCCTCCACCACGGCCGGTCAGTCTTCTGGTTCAGACATCACGTCGCTCACTTCGTCCAAGGTGTTCAGTTCACTCACCCAGCACCTCTTCGGTGCGGCCGACCCGACGGGAGTCCTAGCCGAGTGCGCCACGGTGAACCCGGAGGACAAGACGTCACTGATCTCCATGGCCGCGGCGATGGCGAAGACCGCCGCGTCGCTCGACATCAACCCTCTGACCAAGGACGAGTGGAAGAGCGCCTACCAGATCGCAAAGAATGAGGCGAACGGTCAAGTCACCAAGACGACGACCGGTGTTGCGCTGCCGGCGACCGAGGAGACTGGAACGCAGGACACCGGGCCTCGGACTGACAGGCAGGGCGTGGAGACGAAGAACACGACGGAGACGATGAGGGCCGAGACTGAGAAGTGGAATCCCCTGTCGAACTTCGCACACTACTCGTCTAACGTCTGGGGGCCGTCCGGTTCAAACTGGATAAGCGCCGGGTTGATCTCATACGAACAGAAGTCGTCGGCGAACGACAACTCCAAGATCGCAAAGACGACGGCGAACACGACGATGGCCCAGGACAAGACCTTCCCGACGGACGGTCCTCCCCTGAGCTATACGGTCTAACTAAAGTCCTTGATCTCGAGAGCCCGGGACTGGGCTTCAAGAGCGAGGGCCTCACCGAGGAGCGGCGTCGTAATGTCGCCCTGAATGCGGTAGGCGCGAAGTTCGCCCTTGCCGGTAACCTTGTCACGCCACTCGGCGAGGTCAACGGTCCAAAGGAATCCTTCGTGGCGAAGTTGGAAGTCCCTGTCGTGTCTGGTCTTGATCATAGGCATGGTTCTCTCCTTTCGTGGTTATGTCGTCAGTTTTGACGAGTTGTGAACTTGAAGGCCCACAACTCGTCAGTTTTGGCGACTTAGGTGTGGATGAAATAGAGGAGCTTTGTCTTCTCCTCATTTTCGTGGTGTAGTATCATGACCCTGGGTAGTGGTCCGTCCTTGGAGTCCTGAAAGAACACCGTGGCCCACTGCCCGGTCCTGAACTCCCAGATGCCGTTGATCAGGTGCTGCATTTCATCTTCAAGCTCGATTCGATGGAGCTCAATCATGAACTGATCGACTGACACTGGTTTCCAGAAAGCGAGGGAAAAGTCTGGTGCTTTGGATGGTCTCGTCATTTGACCCTCCAAATGCGGAATTTTCCGTCGTAACGTCCGCACCGGAAAGTTTTTGGTGCGAGCTTTTGTGAATTTATACAGGCCTGGGAATAACCAGTTGTCCCGTCAAAAGGAAAGGACTCGCCCACTTCCATGGTTTTCCAGGGGTACTTGGGTTCGATTCCCTTCTTAAATTCGGGCACGGGATAGCCCGGTTCAGCTTTTATAGTCATGTAATGCTCCTGCATTAACTAGTTGATTCGGAACCTCCTGGTCCCGATTAGTCCAGCATACCACAATGTGAAGAACTTGTAAACAGCTAAAATTTGGGCCTATAAATACGTCATGCCGGCAGCTTCAGAACTCTCTAAAGTAAGAACGCGATACTCCGACGTCCGGGGCGACCTCGAGGAGCACCCACTCACGGGCGACGTGTCGGTGGCCACTAATGCTGAGGCGGTCAAAAGAGCGGTCAAGAACCTCCTTCTGACTGGGCAGTACGAACGACCGTTCCGTCCCAACATCGGGTCCGGGTTGCAGAAGTACCTCTTTGAGAACGCATCCCCGGTCACAGCTGAACTCATACGGGGCGCGATCATAACGACCATCGAGAACTTTGAACCCAGTGCGTCCCTCATCTCAGT